CTACTTTACTGAAGATGTAATGCAAGCCCTTGATGAAATAGCACAAAAGGAATTTAGTTATGGAGAAGGTTGAGTTTCTAATTCTTAGAAACCTTTTGCATAATGAAGAATATATTCGTAAAGTAATTCCTTTCATTAAACCAGATTACTTTGAGGATTTAAATCAAAAGGTAGTATTTGAAGAGATAGCAAAATTTATTCAAGAATATAATAAACCTGCTACAAAAGAAGTTCTTTCTATAGAAATAGAAAGAAGAACAGATATTAATGATTCTTCTTTTAAGGAAGTTACTGATCTAATAACATCTTTAAAAGAATCTCCTACAGAATTTAATTGGTTGGTTGACACTACAGAAAAGTGGTGTCGGGATCGTGCTATATATTTGGCATTGATGGAATCAATTCAGTTAGCAGATGGAAAGGATGACATTCAAGGAAGGGATGCTATTCCTAATATTCTCAGCGATGCTTTGGCTGTGTCTTTCGATACTAATGTAGGACACGATTACTTAATTGATTATGAAGAAAGGTATGAATCGTATCACAGGAAAGAAGACAAGATTCCGTTTGATCTCGAATACTTTGACAAGATTACAAAAGGAGGGTTACCGAATAAAACTCTCAACATTGCTCTTGCTGGCACAGGTGTTGGAAAGTCTTTATTCATGTGTCATGTGGCAAGCTCAGTGTTACTCCAAGGTAAAAACGTCTTATACATCACTCTCGAAATGGCAGAGGAAAAGATTGCGGAGAGGATTGACGCTAATTTACTTAATGTCCCGATACAAGATATAACAGATCTTCCTAAAGTCATGTTTGATGATAAGGTCACACACCTTACTCAAAAAACACAAGGAACTTTAATTATCAAAGAGTATCCAACTGCTTCTGCTCACTCAGGACATTTTAAGTCATTACTTCAAGAGTTGGCATTGAAGAAATCATTCAGACCTGATATAATCTTTATTGACTACTTAAACATATGTGCATCATCTAGGTATAAAGCAAATGGTAATGTCAATTCATACTCCTATATTAAAGCGATTGCTGAAGAGCTTCGGGGTCTTGCTGTCGAAGCTAACTTACCGATTGTTAGTGCTACTCAAACTACTCGTTCTGGTTATGGGTCTAGCGATGTTGAGCTTACTGACACTTCAGAATCCTTTGGACTCCCTGCTACTGCTGACCTTATGTTCGCTCTCATATCTACTGAGGAATTGGAAGGTTTGAATCAAATAATGGTGAAACAATTAAAGAATAGATACAATGATCCTACAATCAATAAAAGATTTATTGTTGGTATTGATCGTGCAAAGATGAGATTGTATGATTGTGAGCAAAGAGCACAAGAAGATGTGGTTGACAATGGAAAAGAAGAAGAGTATGATAATCAAGAAAGTAAATTTAAAAAATCATTTGCGGAGTTTAAATTCTAATGACTGTTGATACTAATAAATATCTTGATTTTGTCACGGGAGTTACTAGTCTCCCTAGCACTGATCTTGCAGCATTGCTTTCTCGTGCAACAGAATTAGATATAGAACAAGACGCAGACATTCCTAGATTATTAACTGCTGCACTTGGATTGACTGCTGAGTCAGGTGAGTTTACTGAGGTAGTGAAGAAGATTATTCTACAAGGTAAACCATATAATGAAGATAATGTTTTTCATATGAAGAGAGAATTGGGAGATATATGTTGGTATTTGGCACAAGCTTGTATGGCACTAGATACTACATTCGATGAAATAATTGAGATGAATGTAGATAAACTTAAAGCGAGATATCCTGGTGGAGAGTTTGATGTTCATCAATCAGAAAATCGTAAGGAGGGTGATTTGTGATGCCTAAAGAAGTAAAGTATGTTCCTGTAGTGGAACCAAAAACAACTTCCTGCGTAGAGTATATTGAACTCGGTAGGATTGTAACACCGCAACCAGTATTTAAAAAGGATACTGTTCGTGTTAGAGTATTACAAAGAAGTTTGGGTAATCCAGCAGAAACTTTTGACACGGAGAAACATTGGGAATATGATGTTCCATGGCCTGTAGAGGAAGTTAAGGTTCAGGAGAAAGAATCTGTTAAAAAAACTGTGGAGGTTAAGAATGCCTGAACAACAAACAATTAAGTTTACTATCAGACAAGACGGCACTGTTGCTGAAGAGGTCTTTGGTGTTGTTGGTAATGAATGTATGAAAATTACTGAGTCTGTAGAAAAAAAACTTGGAACCTCCGTATACATAGAACCTAAACCAGAATACTACCAACAGAAAAATGTCACACTTCAGCACGATCAAAACACAAATCAAGAACAAACCTGAACTCATAGAGGCACTTCAACTTCTTCAGTATGATGTTCAGGAGAATCAAGAGTTAATCAATCCCTTAGATCATCAACACGAAAAAGTAAAGGTTGATGTGGCCATAGGTAATGATATTGGATTTCGTTTGAATAAAGAAGGTGAGTATGAATTAGTTGCAGATATACAAACATGGAAAGATCCAGTTCCTCCAAAAAGATTTGTTGAAAAAGTTACTCAACAATATGCAAGAATGACATTGTATAATAGTGTTAAGGAAATGGGATTTCAAGTAGAGGAAG